AAGCGGCTCGTCTCATTTCAAGCGGCTCGTTGCATCAAGGCCGAACATGCCGTGCTGTACTCCAGTGAACACTGGGAGCAGCTGCGTCAGTTTACAAGCTTGTTGACCTTAACCTTTGAACTGGCGCGATGATCAGGCTCACCGTTCGAACTCAATTCGATAAGCGAAAGCTGAAGAAGAAGCTGGAAACTGCCACCTTTACATCGATCAGCGAGGCCGGCGGTGCCATCCGTAAAACAGCAAGTCGGAGCATTCGTAAGCGTAAAAAACCGTCCAAGCCTGGAAGCCCACCGAATACCCAGACGGGCATGCTCAGGCGAGTGATTCGCTATGAAGTAACAAATAAAAAGACCGAAGTCATCATCGGACCAGTAAATGAGATCGCGGGTCGACTTTGGAATCTGCATGAATTCGGTGGCGTGGCAACCAAACGCCGCAAGCTGAAGCCACATCGCTTTCGAGTTGGCGAGCATGGTCCGATCCGAATCAAGCAGCACGGAAACAAGACGAAGTTTGCGCGGATCGAGTTGCGAACCGCAGCACAAGCCAATCGAGCCACTCGCTTGGTTGCTGAAGAGAACGAGCGTCGCAGTGACAACAAACCTCGTCATTACCCCAAGCGCCCCTTCATGAAGCCGGCACTGGATGCCAACCGGAGTCGGCTCCCCATGTTTTGGGCCAACTCAGTTAAGTAAACGTTTGCCATAAGGAATCATTCACGATGCCAGAAGTAAGACTTGGTCTCGAAGCCGTCCTCACCGTCGACGGCGTCGAGATCACCAATGTCAAGGATCTAACCGTCAGCCTTGAAAAGGCCGAAGCCGACGCCAGCACTCGGGCCAACAACGGCTGGCGCGCAACGGTCGGAACGCTGAAGGATGCGTCCATCGAGTTCACAGTGCTGAACAAGGATGGCGATAGCGCTTTCGGCTTGCTTCAAGGCTTGTGGAGCAGTGGTGATCCCTGTGATGTCGGCATCAGCGACGCTGGTGGCACGCTCACACTGACCTGCGAAGTGATGACCTTCAATGTCAACCAGAACTTGGAAGAGGTCATCTCCGCAGATGTGACTCTCAAGCCAACTCAGTCGAGTTCCGGTGAGGGCATGAATGTTGGACCTGGCTTGGCTGGTCCTTAAACAGGCGTGAGACCTGAGGCGTGAGGCCTGAGGTCAGGATTCATTTATTTTTCTTTCTCCCTCAAGACTGAAGCCTCAAGTCTCAGGACTATCAATATGCAGAAGTTCGTTGACCGCGCCGGTCGCATTTGGATTGTGGATATCGATAACACGACGCTGCGCCGCGTGAAGACTCTCACCGGCGTGCATCTGCTGGAAGCGATCGACGGCGATTTGATCACGCGACTCTCGACCGATCCGTTGCTCCTGGGTGATGTGCTCTATGCCATCTGCAAGCCGCAAGCTGATCAACAGCAGATCACCGACGAAGCCTTCGGCGAGGGGCTCGCTGGCAATTCCATCGACGATGCAACCGGTGCACTCCTCGAAGCACTGATCAATTACTTCCCGGAGTCGCGACGCCGTCTTCTGCGGAAGGCGGCCGAGAAGCAGAAGCTGATCGAGACACGGGGGATCAGTGCCATCGAGAAGCGACTGGACGATCCGAACTTGGTCGACAAGCTCGTAGAAGATCTCGAACGCAAGCTCGCTGTGCCGACATTGAACGACTCATCGTCCGACTTGCCGGCATCGTCGGAGTCGATCCAGGTCCCTTAACACTTCGCCAACTTGTGCTGATGGCAGAGGCCAAACGCCAGCACGACTGGAATGTCGCCAGCACGATCATGGCACTGATGGCCGAGATGAATCGTGATCGCAAGAGACGTCGCAAGCCATTTAGGCCCGATGACTTCAATCCTTACGCAGACCAGAAACCGATCGTTGCTCGCGGAACTGTTGAGCAAGCTGCAGCGATGCTCGGTGCGAGTTTTCAACCCAAGTTAGCCGAGTTGCCATGTCTCATGTCAAAGCCGGAGGAGCCTACGTCGAGCTGACCGCGAGGAGTGCGCAGTTCCTCAAGGGGCTCGAGGCAGCGCAGAAGCGGCTGAAATCATTCGGCGCGTCCACGCGAATGATCGGCACCAAGCTGATGGGACTTGGTGTCGCCGCTGCCGCTCCCGTGGCAGGGAGTGTTGCAACCTACGCCAACTTTGACGATGCCATTCGCGCCGCAGGTGCGGTGGCCGGCGCGACCGGAGCGGCTTTCGATTCCTTGCGTGAGAAAGCCAAGCTTCTCGGTGCAACCACAAGTTTTTCTGCCAGCGAAGTCGCGTCGTTGATGACCGAGCTTGGTCGCGCGGGCTTCTCGCCCAAGCAAATCGAAGAGATGACCGGCGCTGTGATGAATCTTGCGCGAGCCACAGGTACCGACGCAACGCTCAGTTCTGGGATCATGGCCGCCACGATTCGACAGTTTTCGATGGCAGCCACCGATGCGGTGCGAGTCGCTGACGGACTGACGGCCGCTGCGAACAAGTCGTTCAACTCCGTGGAATCGCTGGGCGAAGCATTATCGTACGCAGGTCCTGTGGCGGCCGATGCCAACATGAGTCTCGAAGAGACGCTCGCCATTCTCGGCACGCTTGGCAATCTCGGGATTCAAGGCAGCGAGGCGGGAACCGCACTGCGTCGCTTGCTCACGCTCAGCGCCTCAGAGTCAGAGAAGTTTCAAAAGGTCTTCGGCGTTGCGACGAAAGACGCACAAGGCAACGCTCGTAAACTGGTCGATGTACTTGGTGAGGTTGCTGCTGCGACCGCCAACATGGGTTCTGGGGATCGCGCCGCTGCGTTCAACGAGGTCTTCGGTCTGCTGGGCATCACGAGCGCATCTGCAATTGGCAAATCAGTCACTGACACGAGGCAATTGCTCGGCGAGATCCAAAAAGCGCGTGGAATCTCCGCCAAGACTGCTGCTGATATGGATTCAGGAATTGGCGGTGCCTTCCGAATTCTTAAAAGCTCGATCGAGGGCGTGGCGATTGCGATTGGTGAGTCACTCGACCTCTCAGTGACCAAGATGATGAATGCGATTTCACGGGCATTGTCTGGACTCACCGAATGGATCGGCAAGAACCAGGAAGTGGTCAAGAAGGTCGCTCTCATCGTTGCTGGCGTGGTTGGTGTCGGCGCAGCATTCATCGGCATCGGTAGCGCCGCTGGTGTGGCTGCATTCGCGGTCGGTGGTTTGGCTTCGATGTTCTCGCTGGTGGGAACTGCGATCGGTGTCCTTGTGACCATGATCGGTGCGTTGTTCACGCCACTTGGCTTGGTGGTCGCCGCCATCGCGGCACTAGGTGCTTACTTCATCTATTCCACTGGAATTGCCGGCCAGGCGATCGAGTACTTGAAAGGTGTCTTCGAAACACTGAAGGCCGACACGATCAAGGCCTTCGGTGCGATCGCCAATGCACTGGCTGCCGGTGACATCACCGCCGCGGCCAACGTCCTGTGGACTTATCTCAAGCTCCAGTGGATCAAAGGCACAACCTATCTCAAAGGCGTTTGGGCTGACTTCACAAATTATCTCTCCGATGTCTGGGGCGACACAGCTTATGCGATCGGCGACGTACTGATCAGTGCGTTATCAGGCCTCGCTAGCGTATGGAATGCAACGCTGGGTTTCATGGCCGATGGCTGGACGATTCTCACAACCTCGGTGCAGAAGGGCTGGAACTCTACGATTGGCTTCCTTAAGAAAGGATTCATTCGGCTTCGTGAACTTGTCGACATCGCTGGCGATGTCTCGGTGCAAATCGGTGGCGTGCTCATCAATGCTCTGGCAGGCGTTGAGACTGCCTGGGTCGAAACCATCGACTATCTCGCCGACACTTGGTCGGTGTTCGTTGCTCAAGTCAAGTCGATGTGGAACTCGACGGTGGGCTTTCTGCGCAAGGCTTGGATCAAACTGAAGTCGCTGTTCGATGACGATGTGAATGTCGAAGTTGAAATGGCCAAGATCGACAAGGAGATCCGCACGGCCGACGAAGCGGAAGAGGCCAAGAAGCAGCAAGCCATCGCCGATCGCATGAAGCGGCGCGACGCACGCAAGCAACAGATCGAATCCAATCGTGTTCAGATGCAGGAAGGCATCAAGCAGCAATTGGAAGAACGTCGCAAGGCACGCGCAGGTCGCGACATTGATGCAGAGATGGCGGTCATTGATCAAGAGACCGAAGCCAAGAACCAGGTGGTCGATGCTTCGCGCGATGATCAGTTCAAACAGAACGAAGCGGCCGGACAGTCGCGACAACAGACGATCGACGATACCACCGCAGGCGTTCAAAAGACCCTCGATCAAATGCGTGAGGAGGCACGCGTCGCTCGTGAAGCTGGTCGTCAGTCGCCCGAGGATCGTACCAAGGAACGAGACGATCAGGTTGCCGCCGCCCAAGCTGAGTTCGATGCCGCCGTCGAAGCAGCCAATGCCGCAAAACCGCAAGAGCCGGAAGCTGCCAAAGAACCAGACGCTGGCACTCCGATCCCTCACATGCCCGCGCCTCCGGTGCCTGGCGAACTGAAGGTGCCGAAGGTTGAAGTCGATGGCATCAAAGATCCCAAGCTTAAGCCGCCCAAGAAGAAGGACCTCAAGCTTGGTCTCGACCGCTCGGCTAAGGATTCGCTGGATCAATTCTCCAGCGGTCCAGAAGCAGTGACCGAGAAGACCGAAGCGGCCGGCAACTTCGATAGCCGTGGCCTGGGACTTGGGAGCGGCGCATCGCTGATTCCTACTTTGCAGGTCGCTGACAAACCTGACGTGGCTGAAGATGTTGACGCGGGCGATCTTGAAGTCGATCCGCAGTTGGACGCCGAGCCCGAAAACATGGAGGTGCCCGAAGTCC